AATACGGTTATTTCCGGCAACGTCGATACGGATAAGTTTATCCAATTTATCAAAATTGCCCAAGAAATTCACGTCCAGAATTACACGGGTACAAAGTTGTACGATAAGATTTCCTCGGATATTATCGGGAACACGCTTGCGGGTAATTACCTATCCCTTGTAACTGACTATATCCAGCCAATGCTTATTCACTTTGCAATGGTGGAATACTTGCCGTTTGCTGCTTACACGGTTGCTAACGGAGGTGTGTACAAGCACACGAGCGAGAACGCAACAAACGTAGATAAAATCGAAATTGATTATTTAGTAGAAAAGGAACGCACGATAGCAAAATACTATACCGAGCGTTTTATCGACTATATGTCTTTTAACCAATCTTTATTTCCGGAATACAATGCCAACGTCAACGAAGATATCTACCCAGACCGAGATTCCCGCCCGGCCTCGTGGGTTCTATAAAGTAAAAACCGAGAATCTAATTAAATTAAAAAAGTACCTGGAAAATGGCAAATAGTATCGGGTGGGGTAATATCTACTGCTCTACAAATTGGGGAGACGAGGACTACAATACACGGGCAATAGGTGACGTACCTACTTGCTTCAATAATGCTTACACGTATGCGGATGCGTATGTTGCTCGTGTAGCCGCCGATAGCGGAACCACCGAAGGGTACGAGTGTTTGGTAAATGCAATAGACGCCTTAAATTTTAACTAATGAGTAGTTTTTACGACGATTCCAGTTTGGTAGTTATACCAAGCGGATACAAGACAAGCAAGGTATATGCCGAGAAGCCAACAGACGGCAGCGGGGATTTAGCGTTTACCCGAACAGGGGATACGGCTACCCGTGTAAATTCTGCGGGCCTTATTGAGAAGGTGCGGACTAATTTGGTGCTGCAAAGCAATACGTTTAGCAACGCCTCTTGGGCTAAGATAACAGATGGCACATATTCTGTGGTTACTGAAAACATTACCGATGCTTTTGGAAACACAAGCGCAGTATTTAAAGTAACTCTTTTGACGGGTAGTTTTCTTGTTTTAAGGCAAACTCTTGCGAGTGCAACTACGCAAACCACCAATTTCAGCCTCTACGTTAAAAAAACAATTGCTTCTTCTTACGTAGGTATTGATATTAATGACAATACAGATGCTGTGGCAGCAGCAAACACAAGCTGGCAAAGAATTTCAAATACACGGGCTACCGCTTCATTCGTTGATATTACAACGTACAGCCTTAACGAGCCGTTTTACATTTTTGCAAGTCAGGTAGAATTGGGCGACATCGCAACAGACTACATACCCACCACCACCGCAGCGGTAAGTGTTGGCCCAGTTGCTAACGTACCCCGTCTGGACTATTTAGGTAGCACTTGCCCCCGCTTGTTGCTGGAACCGCAGCGGACGAACTTGGTAACGTACAGCGAGCAGTTTAATAATGCGGCTTGGTCTAAAAATCAATCTACAATATCTTCAAATTCAGCGACATCGCCAGATGGAAATATGAGCGCAGATAAATTAGTTGAAGATTCATCGAATGCGTTTCACGACATAAACCAATTACCATTTAGCACAACTGGCGGTCAAACTTATACCTTTTCTATATTTGTAAAACCAGATACAAGAAGTAAAATTAGAATAGGGTATGGGGCTCTTGTTAATTTTGACGCATTCGGAGGCGATGTTTTCGCAATTATTGACGTTAGTAATAAAAGCGTAATTTCTTCAGTTTTAAGCCCTACCATTTTATTTTCTGATTTTGAAAATGGATATGTTAGGGTTACTTTCTTAAAACAAGCCACTGGTAGCGGGCAGTTTAATTTAATTTTTGGCTTGGTAAATAACTCAAACGCAGCTTCATATTTAGGTGATGGAAGTAGCGGTTTATTTATTTGGGGCGCACAAGTAGAGGGTTCAAATAGCAGCTACCCAACATCCTACATACCAACCCTTGCAGCATCCGCAACCCGTGGGGCAGACGCTTGCTCAAAGACGGGGATAAGCTCACTAATTGGGCAGACGGAGGGGACTGTGTTTGTGGAAATTTACCCCGAAGAATTTATTAACGGTTCATATATAGGTATTAGCGATAATGCAAACATTGCGAACCGTATTATTTTTGGCTTTGAGGGAGGGTCTGCAAACTCTGGGACGCTTCAAGTGTACGGAGCTTCGGGCTTAACTGGAAGCGGAACCTATACAAGGGGGCAACGTATTAAGGTTGCTATCGGCTACAAAAGTGGAAGCTCTGCGTTATACGTTAACGGTAATTTAGTGAACGCTGTAACTTCTACCTTCACCACTACACTTACTAAATTCGGCTTTGACTCCTACGCAGGAACGCAAAACTTTGGAGGTAGATGCTCGCAAGCCCTACTATTTAAGACCCGTTTAACCAACGCCGAACTCGCAACACTCACTACGTTATGATATTCCGTAAATACCAATTCGCTGACTGGGCAACAGCCAAAGCAGCAATACAAGTAGAAGTAACAACACCAGAAGGAACAGAGCTTATCTGGAACCAAGAACTCGTTTCCTGCGTGGTAGAAATCGGCCACCTATGTACGCAATGGGGAACCGATGCCGAGGGCTTTCCCGTATGCGAGGTAACAGACCCGTTGTACGCCGTAGATATTGTTTGGCAGGATACCGCTCTTGCCGCTTACGATGCAGCGTTGGTATGGCCTAACCCAGTAGGAGTAAACTCTTTTGGTTACACCTTGGATACCGAATATGCCCAAGCGTTTTGCTTAGCCAACCCCGAATACTGCCAACCACCATTCGAGATATGAAACACGATAGTACAAGCGCAGTAGCGACCTCTTGGAGTTTAGCGGTAGGTGGGTTAACGATTGCCGAGGTACACCAGATAGCAGGAATGGTAGTAATGCTGACCTCGTTTGTGTACACGTTATGGCGTTGGAATCGGGATATTAAGAATGATAAATAGAATCTTCCGTAACCCAAAAACTACCGTTATAGGGCTTATCTTAATTTCATTCGGGGGTATCCTCGTTTGGTTTGAGAAAGCGTCGCTAACGGAGTTTAGTGCGTTTATTATGGGTGGGTTTGCGTTAATGATGAGCAAAGATGGCGAAGCAACAGGAAACAACAAAAATCAAGAAGTCCAAAAGAAAACTCGGACGGCACACAAAAAGCCAGAACAAAAGGGTGACGAGTAAACCGTACCGGGGGCAAGGGCGGTAATTCGGAAAATGTCAGAATTATCCACCATTAACTTGCACTTTGGTAGTTAATGATGCTTAAAAGGGACAAAATGACTACAAATAGTGCGTTTTATTACACGTTATGAAACTATCTGAAAACTTTACACTTGCCGAACTTACGGATACGGATACCGGGATTGCAAACAATCCAAGCCAGGGGGAAATCAATAACTTGAAACTATTGGTGCAAAAGGTTCTTCAACCGGTACGGGATAAGTTCGGAGTGATAAACGTAACGAGTGGTTTTCGTTCACCATTAGTAAACTCTGCTGTTGGCGGTAGCGCAACAAGCGACCACGTACACGGTAGAGCTGCTGACATACAATGCGAGGATATGGCTGCTGTATTTAATTACATACGCAAAAAGCTGCCGTTTAAGCAACTCATTTGGGAATTTGGTACGGATACACAACCAAAGTGGATTCACGTTGCCTACGACGTTAATAACAACAAATCAGAAGTATTAAAAGCAATCAAGAAAGGTGGAAAAACAAAATACGTCCAATTTTAACGACTGGTTAAATGAGCTTCAAGAAATTCCCACACCCCCTACTTGCTCTATTGATAATCCTGATTGCGAGTCTTGCTCTGGGTAGTTGTAGTGCTGAGTACCATTTGCGTAAAGCCGTAAAGAAAGGTGCTAATGTTTGGCAAACCAAGTGGGATACCACAATCGTAACTAAGGAACGTAACCTTTGGGATACGCTCACGCTTAACAATGTTGATACCGTAGTTGTCCAAAAGGACAACATTCGCATTAAACTTGTTAGGAACTTTGATACAATCCGATTGCAAGCGACGTGCTTACCGGATACGGTGCAAGTGACAAAGTACATTAACACCAAGATTGCGACCAAAGGAAAAGGTGATTGGGAGAAATACCTAATGATATTTGCAGTTGGTATGCTGCTCGTAGTCCTAATAAGGCGATAGAGGTACTTTAGGTGCGTTCTAACGCATTATCTATCTAAATTGGATAGATTGTATGCCTTGACTAATAAAATGCGTCTAAACGCAGATTTTATTTTATTTTTAATTTTAACTAAGTTACTTAACTAAGTTAGTTAGTTAGTTATTTAAGTTATATAGTTAGTTAGTTATATAGTTAGTTAACTTAACTAAGTAGTAAAAAATAAGCATTGGGCGCATACGCCCGACAAATGTTAATAACTTTTTAGTTATCTACATTGGTTAGACCTATCGTTTTCTTTTTTAGGTTTGCAATATGGCAACAGAACGAAACGACCGACGCAAGAAATATCTTGCAATGGAATTAAAACAAATTCCGAATGACTACACAAACTCCTTCCTTAATCATTTTGGATTCTGCGACTATCCAAGAAGCGAAAACGAATCCTCAGCCCTCAGAAAATACAACACCTGGGAGCAGGGACGGAAAAACTTTAATAAATGAGCATCAAGGATTCCACCAAGTATTTATCTATTGGGACGAGCGTCCCTGATTACTACATTGGGAAGTTCAAGGGAATAGAAGCGTTTGATGTGGTGCAGGACTTTGCCCACGATAACTATAACCTCGGCGTAGCAATCGCCTACCTACTCCGTGCCGGAAAGAAAGACGGCAACCCTGCCGAGCAAGATATTACCAAAGCAATAATCCACTTACAACGTGAACTCCAACAACTTAAAGACTATGCCGTATTACAACAATCCAGAAGTCAAGAGGCAGATAGATTTGATTCTATCGGAGGTTGCGATTCTTTTCGCTAATTGTGATGCCAAAGGCCGTGCCTACGCCAAAGCCCAGGAGCAAACCCTCCTTAAAGAAGTCCATAAACTCGACCCCGCCTTTGCCGCCCGTTGCGGATATAGAGATTAAGGTTATACTTTCTAAGGTACCGTCCCTTAATCAGTTCTACGCTTCTAAGCATTGGATAGTACGCAAGAAGGCCAAGGATAAATTTACCGAGGAGGTTCTTGCTCAATTGGCAACATACGACAAAACAAGATTCCAAACCATTACGGCCACCCTACGCCATAACTACGGGTACGATAACGATAACTGTATTATGGCCATCAAGTTTGCATTGGACGCATTACGCAAGTGGGGAGGCATACAGGACGATAATACTAACTTTGTAACTAAAGTTACTATTAGCCGAGACCACGAAATAGAAAAAAACACCGGGCAAGTAATTTTTTTTGGTAAGGGTGTTGTATGTTAATTTTTTTGCGTATGTTTGTCCAGTCTAACACCTAAAACTATTCCAATGGACTACGGAACACGAACGAACTGGTCGCAAGAATCGGCACAACAAATGGTAGAGTTCCTGCAACATCGAGTTGAGGCGATGGCATCACGGATGGAATTCCTCGAAGCAGAAAACGAAGTATTAAAAAGAACCCTCTTAAACGAATTACACAATGCCTAAAATTACAAGCATCACCCCCAACGGCCAATGGCAAGAGTTCTATAAATTAGAGCTGCGTTTTGATAACGGAGACTTTGGAACCGCATTCGCCAAAAGCGAAACCCCACCTTACAAAGTAGGCGATGAGGTTGAGTACACCAAGAACGAGAAAGGCACCGTTAAGATTCAACGTGGAGACCGTCCAGCTTGGACGCCTTCTGCACCCAAAGCAAACGATGACCGTTCGGCGTCTATCATTCGCCAGGTAGCATTGAAGTCGGCTGTTGAGATGTCAGCAGCTTATGTGTCGCAAGGTTCTACAATTCCCGTAGAGAAAATCTTTGAGTTAGCAGAGAAGTTTAACGCTTGGATGTCTGGCACGCACGGAGCCACGCACCAAGAACACTTTGCAGCTCGTGTAGAAGAATCCAGTCCGTTTTAGGTGTTTCAGTAGCGACTGGTTGACAGCCCGGAAAGACGGGCAATTTAGTCGGGTGGCGCAATGGTAAACGCATCAAATTAGGTTACTGCATAAAATACTTACTAATTTGATTATTCACGGCAGCGGATAGTATCCGAGTATTGTAGGTTCGATTCCTACCCCGACTACAAAGACCCCTCTCCGGAGGGGCTTTTTTTTGCCCAATGTTTTTTTGTATTGATTTTTTGTTTACGTTTGCCCTATGAAACACCCTGACCTAATTTCTAACGAAAAAGTATTGCCGTTCCTCGAAAGAGCAAGAGGCGGTAAATACTACGACACCGGTAAGCTCGGCCACCCGGTAATAGATGAGTTCCTACGATTCAAGGACGGCGAGTTTGTAGTTGTAACCGGCCACGCCAACGTGGGCAAAACGCATACGCTTATCTATTTAATGCTGATGCAAACAATGAATTACGATAAGAAGTGGCTCGTGTATTCCTCGGAGAACGAGGTACACTCGCTCAAACGTAAGTTGATTGAGTTCCTATCCTGCGAGCCAATTCAAAACGTAACGGAGGCCAAGATGTATCGCCACCTTGATTACATTGATGAGCATTTTCGGTTTATCGATAGCAACAATCTATATAACGCATTCGACCTACTCCGAATTATGGAGGAAATTCACGAGGAATGGCAGTACACCGGGTGCTTAATTGACCCTTACAATTCCCTTGTAACCGACCAAAGAAAACTTGGGAAGTCAGGGATGCACGAATACCATTACGAGGTAGCTTCTGCGGTGCGAATCTTCGCCCATAAGAACTCAGTTACAACGATTGTAAATACACACCCGGTAACGGAGGCAATGCGTAGAACGCACCCTAACGGCCACGCTTACGCTGGCCTACCTACGCCACCAATGACTTCCGATATTGAAGGTGGAGGCAAGTGGGGCAACCGTGCCGATTCGGTAGTAATCATTCACCGGTACGCCCAACACTTAACCGACTGGGTGTTTACCGAAATCCATTGCCGTAAAACAAAAGAAATGGAGACCGGGGGAAGGCCAACGCCTTTGTCCGACCCTATTCGTATTCGTTCAATGAAAGGCAATGTCGGGTTTACCCACAATAACCTTAACTTGCTCGACGTTCAAGCACCTATTCAAACAATAATTTATTCTGATGACCCATTTTAGTCAAGATTCCTGGGAGATTTATATGCGGGATAAAATTCTGCAAGTAAGCGACGTTACCCGTTGGTTAAACGAGATGGCCTTGGCCAACCCAAACGAAAAGCACGTAGTCGACTATATGTTATCTGTATGGCGTGCAACGCAGATGCTGGAGGATATGGTAGATATGAAGCGGCACTTGGACAAGCGTATTAACGAGGCAAGAGTTGAAAACGCCCGGTTGCTTATCCAGAACCGGGAGCGATTAATTGAGATTGATGCTCTGAAAAAAGAGCTTGAACAGATTAAAGAAAACCTAACCTTATGATTATTCCGGTTCCCTTTGCACCAAACGAGGTGTTTGCAATTAACGGCAAGAAGTTTTTAGTTAAGGATTATTGGCGGCCCGTAAGCTGGAGCCAATGGAGTGCGTGGTACTTAATCGAAGACGAAAGCGGCAAGAATTACGAGGTTCCCTACTTTCATATCCTTATCCAAAAACAAAGAGGCAACGCTCAATATATCGGCACCCGATGACCTACAAAAAATTCTGCCAGAATATCGGTTACACGGATAACGGCGCACGGGATTGGAGTAACGTAAAAGTTAGAGCAGCATACGTGCAAGCATTCCGACCATTCTTTACACTAAACGAATTGGGCAGACAGATAGGAAAATGCCACGCCACAATTATCCATTACGAGAAGATTGTTTTTCCCAAAGACCAGCTCTACGTTTCCTCCCTAAAAATAGCAACTCAAATGCGGGGTGAAGTTCCTGAGCCGGTACAAAATCAAAAGCAGAAAATAGTTACAAGTTTGGTAAATTACGATTATTTACTTGAGCAGAATGGCAAGTTGGTTAACCAAGTAAAAGAGCTTGAATCCAAGTTGGCAACGCTTAAGGAATTTGTAAATGGGATTTAGCGTTAACTTTTATCCGTTGTACGGTTTACTTCTTGGAGCTAATTGGAGTAAGACGGAATTTGAAGATTACGACTTGCACAGCTTGGAGATTTGCCTTGGTGTTATCTTGGTCGAAGTATTATGGGAATCCTACCCCGATTAGCAAAGCGGCACGACGATTGGCTGCGTATGGCAAAGTCCTTCGGTCTTGACCGGGACGATGCTCACGACCTTGTGCAGGATATGTACCTACGGTTGCATCAATACGTTGACAACCCAGAGAAACTTGAATACGGAGACGACGACGTTAACACGTTTTTCGTTTACATTACCCTGCGGAATATGTACCTCCGTGAGATGACCAACCGAGCAAGAATCAAATTCGTATCAATAGAAGAGTTTGACGATAAGGAGGAAATTTACAATATAGAATCCGACCAAGCATTAACCGTACTTCTGGAAGCTGTTAAAGACGAGGTATCTAAATGGGATTGGTACGATAACAAATTATTTACTATTTATCACGACGGAGACGTATCGCTTCGCAAGTTATCCGAGGCAACAAAGATTTCACTTCGTTCAATTTACAATACGTTAAAAAATGGAAGAGACAAAATCAAAGCTAACTGCGACAACGAGTACCAAACGTGGGCGGAAGCCAAAGGGGTTAGGGGATAGAATCGAGCAGATAACCCAAGCCACCGGAATCAAGGCGGTAGTCGATTGGTTTGCAGAGGCAACCGGAGTAGACTGCGGCTGCGAAGCACGCAAGGAAAAGTTAAACCGATTATTCCCAAGCAAGAATCCTAAATGCCTGGAGGAACCGGAATACAAATGGCTTGACCAATTCTACAAGGAATACAAAAGCACCTTGTCCAGCGACCAAAGTAAGGAAATAGCAACAATCCACGCAAGAGTATTTAATCACCAATACCACGTTCCCTGCGGATGTAACCCAAAACTATGGAAGCAATGGGTAGAGGAGTTACGCTCGGTTTATACTGCCTATGAACCAGTCGGGTAAGTACGGTGAATCCCTCTGGAAGTCGTTTCTTGAAACAAAGGGATACGATGTTGAGGATGCCCCGAATTACAAGTTCTACGACTGGGACTTGCGAGCAACAAAGCGGGAAGCAGACCAAGATACAAACTTCCAGCCCGTATATACCTTCGAGGTT